CGCACGGAGAGGTTACCGAGCATGCTGCCGGTGAGCGACAGGTCGCGCACCGCGCGGCGCCTCAAGCGCTTCGCCTTGTAGATCGCGTAGCGCTTGGTGAGCGGCTTAGCCGGCGCGTCCGTTGGCCCCAGGCCGGCGGCCAGCCGGTTCTTAACCGCGGCTAACCCCACGGTGCCGAGCTTGAGCATCTGAAACTGGCGAAAGCTCAGGTGATCCACTCGGAGCTGCTTACGGAACCAAATCCGCACGCTGGCCATCTATTTCTGACGGAGCCGCAACAGCGCTCCGCCCTCGGGATCGGCATCAACGTCCCAGACCTTGTACCGCGCACCAGACACCTCCACCTCGTCGCCGCGCTGCGGAGCCGCGGGCAGGTCTGAGCTACGCACAAACAGCACCGCGTAGACACCCGGCGAGGCATCCTCCGCCTCGACGGTGCGCTGGAATATTCCGCGCACTGACGACTGCCCGCCGGCCTCCGGGAGGAACAGCACATCCCTCCCGAAGGCTCTGATGCAGGCCGCGTCCATGCTGGAGAAGTCGTGCAGCATGTCCAGAGCGTCAGTTCGCCAGCAGCACGTCGATCGCAGCTGTGCCGCCCGATGCGACCGTGCCGAGCGCGTAGCCGAAGAACGTACCGGACGTTTTCTTGCTCAGGGGCGGCGTGTCAGCGTCCACGTAGTAGATCTTGTCCCCGAGCGCAACGGCACTGTTGCCGGTGCCGTCCACGCCCTTCACAGTGACGTTGACCACTCCGGAGATTCGCACCACGGTGGTGCCGTCGCTCCGCTTGTCAGCGAGCGCGACGCCGCAGAAGCTCCCGATCCGCACCGGGGAGCCGGACGTGGGAGAAGCCGGATGGCTCGCCGCTACAGTGAGCGTGCAGGGCTCCTGAACGTAATTCTTCATTGTCTCAATCCTCCTTCGATCACCGGCCTATGCACCGGGGTTCTTGTACAGCCCGCGCCAGTCAATCGCCTTGGCGCCGAAGTCGAGCCAGGCCTTGACCTTTAGGCCCAGCAGGTCGTCCGGGTTATCGACGCGCTCGACTTGCGGACCCTGGGCTCCCTCGAGGTAGGCGTACTCGACAGTTGGAACCGCGAGAGGATCAGCCGCCAGGTACCACGCGGTAGTGCTCGCAGCGTCAAGATTCGCATCTGCGACCACCTCGAGCTGGCCCGCGAACGGGTTGAAATCGGTCTGCTTGGTCACCACGATGTTGGGCACGTTCGTGAACTGGATCGCGGTCACCCGCTTCGCGACCGGAACGATCAGGAATCTGGGCGGGATGTTCAGCGGGGTCACACCGTCGAGACCCTTCTGCGTCATCATGGCCGCGGTACCAGCATCAAGTGTGGCAATCGAGATCGCACCGCCGCTCGAGGCTACGTTGCCGTGGACCGAGACGAACAGCGGTTGGCCGTCGCTCATGATGGGGTTCGAAGTTAGCACCGTATACACGGTCTTGTTTTCGAGCGCGGCAGCCTGCACGCCGATGCCAGTAAACAACTGCTGAATCGCTCCGAGATCGTCGTTGATGATCATTTCCCGCGTGATCACCACGCCGCGCGCGTAGGTAGCGATGGCGTACTGCTCCTTGCTCTCCGCCACCGATCCGTAGGTAATCGTCCCGCCCTCAGCCAGCTGGTTGAACTGCGGGAACTCGCCGATGCGGACGCGGCTGACCGGCTTGAAGTCGGGAGCTGTGCTCTGCTTCGCCCAGCGCTTGTAGGTTGGTGCCGCGTACTGGTAGGCATCGAGCAGAGTCTTGGTCGCCACATTCGCGAGCACATTCGGAAAATCGCTCGTGCTCAATGCGAACTTGACCAGCTCATTCGGGGTGGTTGGCCGACCACGTCCGGACAACCGCACGCACTCCTCAGCCAGGCGCGAGAGGCGCATTCCGCGCCACGGGTTCTTCCCATCCGCCTGATAGCGCCCCGGGGCGACCTGGTGCATCAGCGCTTCGGTCATACCAGCGATGCGCTTGTCCACCTCGTCGTACTCAAGCGTCACGACCTGGGATCGCGTGGGCGCCTGCTCGTAACGAGCAGCGAGCTCGTCCACGATCCGGGACCGTGCCTCGTCCAACGTCAGGCCGGCGGAGCACAGCTCGTCAGCGAATCGCTCGTCAAGGCCAGCGCCCCTCACAGCCGCGCGAATCTTACGCTGCTCGGCTGCGATCTGCGCACGCAGTGCGGACAGATCAACGCTGTCGCGGGTCTCATTGCCCGCAGCAGTCACTTGTTCAGTCATTACCTCCTCCTTTGGGTTGCGGGAATCAACCCGCGTCATTGAGAGCACAGTCGCTCTCGGATCGGCCGGGACCGGTACAACGGAGATCTCCATTGGCTCCCAGTCCGTTGCCAAAAAACTTCCGTCATCCTGTTTCTCGCGCTTGTAGATGAGCGCGCCGATCGAAACATTCCGGATGATTCCGTCTCGAATGTCCTGCCAGATCGGCTCGACGTCCGCGCGAGAGCTGAATCGCAACTTGGCAATGAGCTGCCCGCGCTCAATTCGAGCGTCTTCAACGACCCCGATCTGGTTCTCGATGCTGACGTCCGAGTGCGAATCGAGCACCGGAGCACCGACCAGCCTGCCCATGCGGACCTGCGCAGGCTCGAGGCCTAGGCGAAGTTGGTAGCTCTCGCCGGTCCAGACGTCGACCCGCATCACCGGAGACCCCGAGTACGCCACGACCTCAACCGTGCGACGATCCACGTCGATCGTGGACGGGGCGAGCGCGCGGAGTTGCAGCCGCTCTGGTGCCGACTTCTGGGCACTCGCTGCCATCAGCTCGGGAGGCTCCTTACCGCCATCTCGAAGATGTGCCGCGAGGTGGCGATAGACGCCCTCCCGGTCCGAATCTGGGATGTCGGCACCTCCGCGTCCGCCGTTCAACACGGCGATACCCGCCGAGCACGCGGTCAGGTTAGCAGCCCCTGGATTGCCATCTCCGTCCACTTCGTGGTGCGGAAACTTGTAGGCCGTCTTGGTGGTCGGATCAGCCTCCGGATCGCGCCAAGCATACATGCGCGAGTAATACTGCTCGTCTTCCCCGGAACGCAGGCGCTTTTCGTTCTCGCCTGCGTCCCACGCCGAATCAGTAGTGTCGGTGTGATGCACGCCAATTGCGGGCATCTATCCCTCCTTCTGCTGCACCCCGCTAACGCTCACCTTGCGCGGATCGCAATCGAGTACGATGCCGAGTTGATCGAGGACCTTGTTGGTCGCGGCGATTTCTGCCAGCTGCTCGTCTGGGTCGTATCCCATTTCGCTGATGGCCTCACGCAGAGTCGTCAGTCCATTCCGCACGTTGCTCTGCACCGCCGCAGCCTCCTTCGCTGGATCGACCCATTCCCACTTCGGAGGCGTCCACGTGACGCTCGCGTCCACTCCAGCGAGCGACATCACTCGTTTCCACACTGGCTGGCAGAGCTGTGGGATTAAGACCTGCCACCGGAACTGGTCGATCAAGCGGCGAAACTCGAGCAAGCCGGCACGGACCGAGGAGTAGTTCGTCTGTGAGAGATCCCCAGTCAAGACCTCGTAGGGCATGCCCAATCCCGCCGCGACTGCGCGCAATTGATGCCGTACATACTCCGGGTAACCAGACGATGGCTGCGGTGTAGCGAATCGCACGTCCTCGCTGTCGCTGAGATATGCGATCATCCCAGGCTCGAAACTCTCGATGCGCTTCGCGCTGCCGGCATCCGTACGCGATGCGCCCAACGTGCGGCCCGGGTCCCCGCCGACAACGAAGGCCGCAAAGCAGGCCTCGATCTTCTTGCGCACCAGCTCGGCCTCCTCGTAGTCGTCGAGGTCGCGCATCCGCATAATGACCGGAGCGAGCCACGGCACGCCACGCTCCTGGCCGGGGCGATCCTTGCGGTAGACGTGCAACACTTCGCTGGCCGGCACGAGTTTGCTGGTAGGCAGAGTTGATCCGACGAGCGTCGATGCCTCGCCCGGATGCCTGTCAAAGAGCCAGTAGCCTACGCGGCGTCCGACCAGGTCGAACTGGATACCCTGAATCGCGTAACCTGTATCAGTCCGACCGGTCCTCGTCGAGTCCAGATAGTCCGGCTCCAACACCTGTAGCTGTAGTGGCGGCGAAATGCCGTCCTCTTCGCGTCGAGGCCGGAATCTCACTAGGCACTCGCCGCTCTCAACTACCGTCCTCGCTACAAGTGTCTGTAGGCCATACCAGTCGTAAGCGCCATCCGCATCGCACTGCTCAATCCAGGTACGCCACAGATTGGATGCCTGGGCATTTCGAGTGCGAGCAACAATGCCGGTGCCGACTGCGTTCTGCGCGATTGCCGCCACTGCTCGGGCGGCGAAGGCATTGTTGCGCACGAGGTCACGAGAACGGGCTCGTAGACGCGATGATGCTCCGGCGATCTCCGCGTTTGGTCCGGTATCAGAGGCCAGCCACCCGGCTGTCCTTCTCGTTGTCCGCGCGGCCTCGTAAGCCAAGCGCTCCGCGGCTCGCATGCTCATTCGAGCGTGAACACGCCTGCTCGCTCGCGCTGGATCGAACCATCCGATGAAGCGATCCAGCCAGTTCATCCCTTGGAAAACTCCGCGTAGCTCACCGACCGCTGGGGCTGCTGCAGACGTGCAATCTCTGCATCGATGGCGGCGAGAGCGCGGGCCTGATCGGAGTACTGTACGGACCGCTCACCATACTGCACGCGCAGGATGCCAATGGTGGCAACGATCTCATCCCGCTTCTGCTGGAGTTCCGCTAGCGTCAACAGACTTATCCCCAGCTATATGTTACTGACGCCCTCGATCATCCGGACGTATTGCGGAAGACACAAACAGTAATGGGCCCAACTACTTGCCGACACGGGCTGCGACGTGACTGGCCAGCTGGAGCACCTAAGAGAGCCATCCCTTCCGTGGCAGAAGCCACGGATCGCGCTGCGGCGGCTGCTGTGCCGGAGCCGGAGATGTGCGGGCAAGCAGATCTAGCCTGTCAGCCTCTCGCTCGATCAGTACGCCATGCTGCGCGAGGCCGAATGTCGCGGCATAGGCATAGACCGCGCAGTCGAGTGCCTCTGCTCGGCGGCCCTTTCGGCGCTCCCAGGTGCGAACAGGACGCCCGTGCTTGTAGGTCGTGCGGAGAAATTCGCTGGTGAGCTGCTCGAAGTAAATGCGATCCACGGTCGTCGGAAAATGCGTCGCGCCTGGCCCGTTGGCGCTCCGCAGCCGCGCCATGATCGTAGCCTTGAGCGAATCCACACCGATGAGATAGACCCTGCCGCGCTGCGTTTTGCTGTGCCGCCTCGGCCATGCCGGCAGCGTTCCGCCTGCGCCTTTGATCGCCCAGACTCTGCGGCCGGCGCGCGCCTCGCAAAACCGCGAGACCACCGCCGTCGCGAAGCCTGCGTCGATACAAGCTGCCGCGATATGCATCTGGCCAGCTCGCGGATGCATCCACGGATGCGACAGATAGCGATCCAGCTCGGGCCACGGGCCATGATCGGGGCCAACGGTCGGATCGCCTGGTATGACCTTGTGCTCCATGAGCCATGACTCCTCGCCGCGGCCCCAAGCCCACACCGAGACCTCGATGCGGTCGTCCTGAACGTCTGCTCCGGCGGTCAGCAGAGCGGCGCCGTCCGGCAACTGCGGACCGTACTGCTCGCGCCTGGCCAACAGGTCGTCCTCGCTGACCTGTGACGCAATCTGGTCGTCCCACAGCTCCGCCAGTGACGTATTGACGAACGCTCTCAGTCGCTCGACATTGCCCTGCGCGGCCATCCACTCGGTGGCGAGTTCGCCCCAAGAGCGCCAGGGCGAGTAGAGCTCGCTCAGGTGGAATCCGGCGATCGGCGACTCCGCATTTGTAATCCACCGGCCCTGCGCCACCATGCGCGCTTTGGCGCTGTGAGGAATCAGCCGGTCGCAACTGGCGCAGCGATACTGCGCCTCGTCCGGTCTGCCCTCCGGCCACTCCACGCGCCCCCAGATCAGCCTCTGGTACTTGCCGCAGTGAGGGCAGGGCACATGGTATTCGCGCTGGTCCGACTCGAGCCATGCCTGCTCGATCCGCGAGACTCCGCGCGTCGTGGGACTCGAGACCATCACGATCTTGCGGTTCCAGAAGGTCCGCGTCCTCGCGATCGCAAGCGACGCTGGATCGCCCTCGGCTCCGGCGGAGGCTTCCCAGCGATCCAGCTCGTCCATCAGCAGGTAGCGCACCGGCCGCGAGGCAAGCCCGGCGGGAGAATTGCTGCCCACGATTGTCAAGTGGCCCCCGACGAACCGCCGGTGGAAAATCGTGCTGCCGGCATCCCGCGCCTTAGGATCGGCCACCAGCCCGCGCAGGATCTCCATGTCGCGGATCATTGGCGAGATGCGGTCCTTGCTGAACGCCTCGGCCATCGACAGCGTGGGCTGCACCACCAGGATCGGCCCGGGCTGAAT